GCCTCAGAACTTCTTGATTGATCCAGTAGCTACTTCTGTAGACGAAGCTCTAGGTTGTGCTGTAGATGAATTTGTGTCACTCCATCTAGTTGAGCAGTTGCAGGAGAAAGGTGTCTACCGTGAAGAACATATCGGTATCTCTAGCCCTGACTTCGACATTGAACCAGATCAAGATCTTACACGTTATGATGAAGACAAAGTACGTCTGACTAAGTACTATGGTCTTGTTCCTCGTAGCCTGCTTAAAGCTGCACAGTTACAAGAAGAAGATGAAGAAATCGTAGAGTTAAGCGATGATGAAGATGATAGCTATTATGTAGAAGCTATGGTTGTTATTGCTAACGGCGGTGTTCTTCTTAAAGCTGAACAAAACCCGTACATGATGGGTGATCGTCCTGTCGTTGCATTCCCTTGGGATGTCGTTCCTAGCCGCTTTTGGGGTCGAGGTGTATGTGAGAAAGGGTATAACTCACAAAAAGCCTTAGACGCAGAACTACGCGCTAGAATCGACGCTCTTGCCCTTACTATCCACCCCATGTTGGCTATGGATGCTTCTCGTATGCCTCGTGGTGCTAAGCCAGAGATTAGACCGGGTAAAGTAATCTTAACTAACGGTGATCCTCGTGAGGTGCTACAGCCTTTCAACTTCGGTAATGTAAACCAGATTACCTTTGCACAGGCACAGGCACTACAGACGATGGTACAGACAGCTACAGGCGCTATTGATAGTGCAGGTATTGCAGGTTCTATCAACGGAGAATCCACAGCAGCTGGTGTTTCTATGAGCTTAGGTGCTATTATTAAGCGTCATAAGCGTACACTGATTAACTTCCAAGAGTCTTTCTTGATTCCTTTTGTTACTAAAGCAGCGCACCGTTACATGCAGTTTGAGCCAGAGCTTTACCCTGTAGCAGATTACAAGTTCCATACCTCTAGCTCTTTGGGTATCATTGCTCGTGAATATGAAGTTACACAGCTTGTACAGCTTCTTCAAACAATGTCTCCAGATACTCCTATGTATCCTAAACTTGTTACTTCGATCATTGACAACATGAACTTGTCTAATCGTGAAGAGTTGATTAAGACACTAGAGCAAGCTAACCAGCCTAATCCTGAAGCTCAACAAGCAGCAATGGCAGCACAGCAAGCTCAGTTGGAGTTCCAAGCATCACAAACAGCTGCACTACAGGGACAAGCTACAGAGTCTCAGGCTAGAGCGCAGAAGATTATGATGGAAGCTCAGGCTATTCCTCAAGAGTTGGAGATTGATCGTATTAAAGCTGCAACTGTAAACTTACAGGCAGGAGATGCTGATGATAAAGAGTTTCAGAAGCGTTTAAAAATCTCCGAACAATTACTAAAAGAGCGTGAAGTCGCTGTCAAGGAATCTAAAAATGGTTAGTACAAGAGACCTTCAACACGTAGTAGCTCAAATAAACGTAAAGTTTGACGACCTATTTAAAAAGATTGCAGAGCTTGAAAAACAAATTGACGAACAAGGGGCTAAAGATGCCAGTAAAAAAAGATCCAAGACTAGCTAGGGCGGGCGTAACGGGATACAATAAGCCGAAACGTACCCCTAATCACCCAAAGAAAAGTCATGTTGTTGTCGCAAAAGAAGGTGACAAAATTAAGACCATTCGATATGGAGAACAAGGGGCAAAGACCGCAGGGAAACCTAAAGCGGGAGAGTCCGAAGCAATGAAAAAGAAACGCGCTAGTTTTAAAGCACGACACGGCAAGAACATTGCTAAAGGTAAGATGTCCGCAGCTTATTGGGCTGATAAATCAAAATGGTAGTAACAGGAGAATATTATGCCATACGGTAAAGGTACATACGGTAGTAAAGTAGGTCGTCCACCTAAGAAGAAAGAAGCAGTAAAGCCTAAGAAGAAGCCCGTTAAAAAAGGTAAGTAACATGCCAGCTAAGAAATCTACAGTGAACAAAGCAGGGAACTACACTAAGCCTACCATGCGGAAGAACTTGTTTAACAAGATCAAAGCAGGAACTAAAGGTGGTAACGCTGGTCAATGGTCTGCTAGGAAAGCACAGATGTTAGCAAAGGAGTATAAGGCAAAAGGTGGAGGCTATAAGTAATGGCTCTAAAAGAATCACAAAAGTCGTTAAAGAAATGGACTAAGCAAAAGTGGCGCACGCCTAGTGGTAAAAAGTCTTCAGAGACTGGAGAAGTATACGCGCCTTCTAAAACTATTAGTAAATTAAAGTCTACAGCAGTAGGAAAAAAGAAACTGGCAGCTGCTAACGTGAAGAAAAAAGAAGCCACTGCTAAAGGAAAGCAACACGCTAAGCATGGTTTACATAAAGGTAAGAAAAGATGAAAGGTCAGACCCACGGTGGCAAGGGTTCAGCGCAGCGTAAAACGGATTCAAAGAAATTTGCATCTAACTGGGACGCGATATACAACAAAACAGTCAAGAAGTCAAGTAAAAATAAGAAATAAAGCTTGACTTTTATAGACTATTATGTTATAATTACAGTGTAACATTCACTTAACTACTGTCCATTAGGAGAAACAGTAAATGATAGATAAAGAACTAGAGCAATACTACAATACGTACCGTGACTTGTTTATGTCTGAAGGTTGGAAACTCCTTGTTAATGATTTAATAAACAACGCTCAAGTAATTAATCAGGTTGAAGCTTGTAAAGATGACAACGACATGTATTTCCGTAAGGGTCAACTGTCAATCATCGGCAACATGGTAAACCTAGAAGCTCAAATTAAAGCAGCTGAAGAACAAGCGGAAGAAGCCGAATTAGACGATACAGAATAATGCGTCGTTTGTTTGATTTTAAATGTTCAGCAGGGCATGTCAACGAAAGGCTTGTTGATATGTCTTGTTCTGAGCTTCCTTGTTCAGACTGTGACCTAATATCCAAGAAGATTATATCTCCTGTCAGGAGTGCATTAGATCCCATTAGTGGTGATTTTATGGGTGCTACTGCTAAGTGGGAAAAGATGCGCAGACAGAAGATGCAACAAGAGCGTAAGGCTAACTCTTAACAGAACCCTTACATAATACACCTCCATAATGAGATTACTCACGGAGTTTAATAATGGCAACACTAATAGACGAGCGTCTTGAAGACGAAGACAACGAAGCAGCAAACCTTTACGAGGAACCTGAACAGGAGACTCCTCAAGAAGAAGAAATCCCTGACAAGTACAAAGGAAAGTCCACCGCAGAGATTGTGCGGATGCACCAAGAAGCTGAGAAGCTGTTGGGCCGACAAAGCTCAGAGGTAGGGGAGTTGCGACAAGTTGTTGATAACTACATACAGACACAACTCGACACAACATCAGCACCAAAGGAAGACCCTGAAGAAGAAGTAGATTTTTTCTCTGATCCCGACAAGGCAGTCGAAAGAGCTATTAAGAATCATCCTTCTATCAAAGCTGCTGAGGCCCAGTCTCAACAGTATAGACAAACTACAGCACTGAATCATCTACAACAACGTCATCCTGACATGCAAGAGATTCTGAGCAACGGTAAGTTTGTTGAATGGATTAAAGGTTCTAAGATTCGTACACAGCTTTTTGCGCAAGCAGATACGCAGTATGATTATGAAGCTGCTGATGAACTATTCACTACGTGGAAAGAACGTCAACAGATAGTAACCCAAACTGCTGCTAATGAGAAAAACGAGCGTAAGCAAGCTATTAAGAGTGCCTCTACAGGCAGCGCCAAAGGAACTGGCGAAGCAAACTCACGTAAGGTCTATAGACGTTCAGACATTATTAAACTAATGAAGGACGACCCCGATCGTTATATGGCATTGTCTGATGAAATTATACAGGCGTATAAAGAAGGGCGAGTCCGTAACTAAATTTTATTTATAGGACTTGTATTATGGCAACATCAGTATATCCCGCTATGGGCGGAGCAGTAGATAACACTAGCGCAGCTACTTTTATTCCAGAAATTTGGAGTGATGAAGTAATTGCAGCATATCAGAGCAACCTTGTATATGCTAACCTAGTTAAGAAAATGAGCATGACTGGTAAGAAAGGCGACACTATTCACGTCCCTAAGCCTACTCGTGGTGCAGCTTCTGCTAAAGCAGCTAACACTGCTGTAACTATCCAGAACTCTGTAGAATCAGAAGTTCTGATTAACATTAACAAACACTTCGAGTTCTCACGTTTGATCGAAGACATCACTGACGTACAGGCTTTGGCTTCTCTTCGTCAGTTCTACACTGGTGACGCTGGCTACGGTCTGGCTAAGCAGGTAGACGACGATCTGTTTGATCTAGGTAAGTCTTTCGGCGACGGTAACGGTTCTTCTTGGGCACACAGCGGCTCATTCCAGATCGGTGCCGGTGGCGCTCTCGAAGCATACGACGTTGACGGCACTGCTGACGTAAATGCATTTACTGACGCTGCTTTCCGTGGCCTTATCCAGAAGATGGATGATGCTGACGTTCCTATGGATGGTCGTAGCTTTATCGTACCGCCCTCACTGCGCAATGCAATCATGGGCATTGACCGCTACACTTCTTCTGATTTCGTAGATGGTCGTGGTGTACAGAATGGTAAGATCGGCACCCTTTACGGTGTTGACGTTTTCGTTACCAGCAATGTACCTACTCTTGAAGCTGGAGTTCGTGGCGCTCAGCTAATTCACAAGGACACTTCTGTTCTTGCAGAGCAGCAAGGCGTTCGTTCACAGACTCAGTACAAGCAGGAGTTCTTGGGAACTCTGTACACTGCCGATA